TAATAAAAAGGGGTTCAAATGCTGCATCAACTACAATAGTTGGTAGTGTCACTAAAACTCGTATTGCAAATGATAGTGGTGCATCTGCATGGGATGTGGATGTAACTGCAAATACTTCATATGGATATTTGCAAATAACTGTGACTGGTCAAGCATCCACTACTATTAGATGGGTGGCTAAAATAGAAACTACTGAACTAAGTTTCTCTTAGAGAATACGTTCATAAATATCTAAAAAGTATATTATGACTCCAAATACTAGACAACGTTTGGATTTAGCGATAAAGAAAAGGTATAAAACTTCTTCTGCTCCAACATTAACTGATCTAATATACATCAAAAGAAATTTTTTGAGTAGAGAACAGTGTAATGTTATTATTGATGAATTTGAATCAAGTCCTTTAGAAGCAGGTCAAGAACAATGTCGTCATGCAGTTACTGATATACTTACACGTTCTACTTTTATAACTCAGGATTCTCAAATAGGAACCGATAGTTTTAAATTGATTCATAGTACTATTGAAACCATGATAAATGATTATCATGATTATCTTGATACTTTTGAATCTTTTCATGTTATGAGAAGGGGTAGTAGTATGCTTCATCCTCACAAATATCGTATTATGAAATACGAAAAAGGTGCTTGGATACATCCTCATGTAGATCATGATATGGGTATTTACGGTAGTTGTACTATAAATTTAAATGAGGAGTATGAGGGTGGTGATTTTGCTTTTTGGAATGGTAAACATAAAATCAAGTTAGGTGTCGGTGATGTGATGATTTGGCCAGCAGATTATTTCTGGGTTCATGAAGTAGAAGAAATAACAAATGGTATTAGGTATTCTGCAAATACATTTTTATGCAGACATCCCATCGAATTACCAAAAGAAGTTAAATATAATATTAGACAACCTACATAAATACATAAAAAAGTGAGTAGATATGGCTCAGCCTGGTTCTAGACAAGGATTAGTAGATTACGGAAAGAGGCAACTCGGATATCCTGTCTTGGAGATCAATGTTGCTGACGAACAAATCGAAGACTTGATGGATGATGCTATCCAGAGATTTCAAGATCGACATATGGATGGTGTCGAGAAGATGTATCTGAAGCATAAGATAACTAAAAATTGGTTAGATTCGTTACAAGCAACTAGTTTTCCTGGTGCAGAAACTTCTACTGGTTTGACAACTACAACAAGTGCAAGTGTTAATATAACAGGTATTGGTGCTACTACATATTCATTTGAAGAAACTCAAAACTTTATTCAAATTCCTGATGCTGTAATAGGTATTGAAAAAGTTTGGAAACTTGATAATAGGACTATTAGTACCAATATGTTCAATATCAACTATCAGTTGTTCTTGAACGATGTATATTATTTCAGTTCCTTTGAACTTCTTAGTTATGTAAATGTAAAAAGATACTTAGAAGATATTGATTTTATATTACATCCAGATAAAGCAATAAGATTTAATAGAAGACAGAATAGATTGTATATAGATACTGATTATGGATCTATGCAAGAAGATGATTATCTAATCATTGAATGTTATAGATCATTGAATCCCAATGATTTTACAAAAGTCTATAACGATCCATTCTTGAAGAAATACTTTACTGCTTTGTTAAAGAAACAGTGGGGTTCAAATATGATGAAGTATCAGGGAATGAAACTTCCTGGTGGTGTTGAATTGAATGGAAGACAAATGTATGAAGATGGTATGGCAGAACTTCAAGCATTAGATGAGAAGATGTCAACCGAATATGAAATGCCCGTACTCGACATGATTGGCTAATGGCTATTACACACACCCACAAAGTTCTTGAATTAATAGTAGTGAATGATGGATCTGATATTGTTTCAGAAGTGATCATCGATACTACTTCTACAGATAGTGATAATCCTTCACTATTGACTATGAGATCTCCAGACGTATTTAAGTTAGATACTAGTGGAGGAACATCTGCCACTGGATTTGTACCATATGCAAGTCTTACTGAATCAACTGTTCTTAGTTGGATAACATCAGAAATAGATGCACTTGATATAAAAACAATTCATGAGCGAAAGATTAATGAAAGAAAAGATCCAACACCAGCATCAGTATCAAGTAAGGCACTACCTTTTTAGAGCAATGAAAACATTTAAACAATTTAGGGAACAGGTTGTTGCTAAAAAAACTGGATGGATAAGGAGTCTAACTGGTAAGAAAATATTTCCAGTTCCTCTTGACTTAAGATCTGTTGATGCAAAAATTGACAGCATAGCAGGTCAAGTCAGCAGAGGAGCTGGAGGCGTGTAATGGCATTAAATCCTTTCTTTCTACAAGGCAGTAGGTCTGAACAGGGTCTTTTACAAGATCTGGTAAATGAGTCTATACAAATACATGGCATAGAGTTCATCTATATGCCACGTATCTTTGTGAATACTAAAACAGTCTTACGTGAAGTTACATCATCTAAGTTTGATAGATCATTTCCAATAGAAGGATATATTGAATCCTATGAAGGATTTGATTCTGGATATAATCTACTTACCAAATTTGGTGTTAGATCTACTGCAGAAATGAAGGTTGTTATATCTCAAGAGAAGTATCAAAATTATATTATACCACTATTGTCTGGTGTAACTGGATTATCTAAAGATCCTACAAGACCATTAGAAGGAGATCTTGTTTATTTTCCACTAAGGGATATATTATTTGAAATTAAGTATGTAGATGATGTTCATAATTTCTATCAATTACAAAAGAATTACACATATCAATTAACTCTAGAACCTTTCGAGTATCAGGATGAGGTTATCAATACTGGTGTTGGTGAAGTAGATGATGACTTTGAAACTGCTGGTTACAATGTAACTATGACTTTAGTTGGTGCTGGAGTTACTGCTACAGCCATTACTGCTTTAGTGGGTGGTGCTATCCATAAGTTAGATCTTATAAGTGGTGGTTCTGGTTATACAAATGCACCAACAGTTCAGATTGCTCCACCAATAGGTGCTGGTAGAACTGCTACTGCAGTTGCAATAACAAGTACTACAGGTACTAGAAACTTCACATCATTGATGGTTGATTATATCAAGATAACTGATCCAGGTTACGGATATACAACTACACCATCTGTTCAGTTTATACCTGAAGATGGTAATGGAACTGGTGCATCTGCAGTTGCTGGAATAGCAACTAGTGGATCTGTTGGTATAGTTACCATAACGAATTTTGGTACTCAATACTCTGCAGCACCTACTGTTACATTTACTCCAGCACCTGCTGGTGGTGTAACTGCTATTGGTACAGCATACTATAACTCTACTACTAAGAAGGTTAGTAGAATTGAGGTTACTAATTCTGGTTATGGATATACTGTTACTCCTACAATTACTATTGGTGCTGGATCAACGATTGGAACTGGAACCTTCTTATATGGTGAGATAATTACTGGAGAATCAAGTCTTTCAACTGCATTTGTTACTAAGTGGACTGCTCCTACAGGTGAATTACTTGCACGTAATCTTTCTGATAACTTTGCTGTTGGTGAAACGATTTACAATGGAAGCGGTACTACATACGTTCTAAATAGCATCAACTACGACGATGATGACGTAGTGAATTCTGGTGACGAGATTCAAACTTACTCTGATAGTTCAATATTAGACTTTACAGAGATCAACCCATTCGGTGAGGTATAATGTTAGGCAACTTCTTTTACAATGAGACTGTACGAAAAACGGTGATTGCCTTTGGTACACTGTTTAACAATGTATCAATTAAAAAATTTGCTAGTGACGGAAAGTCTATAAGTACAGTAAAAGTTCCTATTGCATATGGTCCTATGCAAAGGTTCTTGGCACGTATAGAACAACAATCAAATTTTGATGATAATGTTGCTATAACATTACCTAGAATATCGTTCGAGTTAAGTTCATATACATACGATCCAACAAGAAAAGCTTCACCTATTCAAAAGTTTTTCTTTACTACACCTACAGCAAAAACAAAAGTTAAGAAGATGTTTATGCCTGTGCCTTATGACATAGGATTTAGACTTAGTTTTGCATGTAAATTACAAGATGATGCTTTACAAATTATTGAGCAAATATTACCTTTCTTTCAACCATCTTATCAAGTAACAATCAATATGCTTGAAGGTGCTGATGAGAAAAGAGATGTACCTTTTACTTTGAAGAATGTAGCATTTGTTGATGAGTATGAAGGAGATTTTTCAACTAGAAGATTTATACAATATGATTTAGATTTTGTTGCTAAGACTTATTTCTATCAGGAAGTACCTACAGACGAGGCTGGAGTTATCAAGAAGGTTCAAGTCGATTACTCTACAAATATCAGAGCACCAAGAGCACAAAGATATGTTGCTACACCACAAGCAACTAAAGATTATAATGATGATACTGCTACAACTATAACTTCTGCTTTAGATAAGAAGAAGACTCTTGTTAGAGTTAGTTCTGCAGCATCTCTCAATACTAAGACTTATATTGAGATAAACAAAGAAGTTATGTA